GCATCACCTGCGCCAAATCTACGCCTGACATCAGGCTTTGCTGTATTGGAATATAATGCTGGTCTGAGAGTTTCTGTGTTCGCCCACAGAATATTAAAGGTTTTGCCCTTGCTTATATCGCCGTCATTCCGATAGCGTTTCTCTATCTTTTCGGCAGTTTTCCGCCACTTTTGCTCACGTTTTGAAGCCAGGTCAAGCTCATGCCTCCAGCGTTGCACTGTTTCATCTGGAGCATAATCGTCCTCAGTGTTCAATTTGTTCCCCTAACTTCGTCCGTATATTTCAACATCTCATTGAAGGTCGGTGTCTTACTAATATCAGGCAAACTCACAGGCGGCTTTTTCGCCCACGGTCTTGACATACACGCATAACGCCACTCGTCAGCAGCGTGATCTTCTGAGGTTGTGTCTAAATCTTCCGCCCTGTTAGGGTCGTGCGGCAAACTAGGAATCGTGCGAATTGAATCAACACAAGTATTAAAACAATAAATCATAGGACTATCATCGCCTATCATTCTTGATCGCATTTCTGCCCAACCAGACATTGCACCCCTACCTCCGATGCGTTTGTTGTCTGCCCTTCTCCATAGTACGCCAGCTTTCGCCATCTGTTCAGCTATGGATGGGCCTCCTTGTACCATAAAAATGGACGGGTCGGCTACCCCATAAGTGATCGGTTCTTTTCCTTCCCGTTGTTTTATCCCCACAGCTATCGCTTCGTTAGTAATTTTCAAACCAGTATTCGGTGCGCTTGCTCCATACCATTCCCGATAACGTATCATTGCACCCTTTGGATATACACGGCCATCAACGTCCATGCCATCTGATACAGCCCACCATCCAACACTGAAAGGTGAAGCGGAACCCCAATCGAACGAGCGAAATTTTAACCAATGCTCAGGTATAGCAAACGGCGTGATAACGTGTCTATCAGATCTCCAGCACTCAAAAAACGCACCTTCGACAACATCCCAATCACCCTCTAACCACGCTCTTACTAATTCGGCGGAACCTGTAGCTTTCAAGCGGTCTACATAATGCGGGTCGTTTTTCAGTAATAGCTGGTTGTTATCTACTTTGGCAGGGATGAATACCCGCCTGGTGTTGTTTTCTTCTATTATCGTATAGCCCTGCGGTGCTGGATCGACATACCTGCTTTTAACCCAGTTATGACCAGGCCCACCAGGGTTTCCAGTGCCGTACATTTGACAGGGAATACCCTCCGCTGACCGCAAGGTAGCTTTGATTTTCATTACAGGTATTTGACTTGGGTAATTGCCCAGTTCGTCCCATATAACATCGGTGTATGAATGGCCCTGAAACTTCTCACTATCGGCATCACGTTCCAATGCACGAAATCTAAGTATAGCTCCGTTTGGAAACGTCCAGGTCTTTTTGTAATCTTGCCATTCGGCACCGACAGCCCCGTATATTTGTTTGCTTCGGTCTATCGCTGCTTCCAGCTGCGGATACTCCCGTCTGAAGAATATACCTCTGACATGACCGCCATGCTTAGCAGCCTTCAAAGCGAACTTTCCCAAAACCCCGTCGCTTTTTCCTCCCCCCCTTGCCCCTCCGTAAAAAATCTCCTCAACGGGGCAGCGTACTAATGAGGCTTGCGGCCCTGCTTGTGGTCCCCAAGCGATTCTGTTAGCCATTCCTCCTCCGTTAGTTCTGGGCCTTCTATAAATACAGCGAACTCTCTGCTTTCCACAACCTGGGTTTCTTTCCAACCTAACCTGGTTTTACACCAAAAGATCTGTGCAGCCACGTTCCCGTTAATCGCGTTCTGGTATAAAGACAGAGCAACCCTAGCGTCAGCCTTGGCCTTGCTTAGATCGAGTTCGTTTCTGTAATACTTCGTTAATGTTTCCCTGTTAATCTCGAGAACCTTGGCAATAGTCTCGTGTGGCGTTCCTATGGTTGCCAGCATTTGACACTGTTCTCTAGTTTTCTCAGTGGGCTTGTGCATAACTCGTCCTCTAATAATTATGGAGCGTGAAGGTCGGTGCTACCCCGCCGCTGTGGTGTTTGGACAACACCCATCGCTTACTTTTCACGCTTATTTCCTAAGTACATCCCTGCGCCCATTTCACCTATTTTACTATATGGAAGTTCCTCACAATTTAGGTTCTGTTTTGCCTGGGGGTCAATAAAATATATATATCGTAGCTGAAACCCTAGCTTGCGTTTATAACCAGCATCTTTAAACGGCTGCATAGAGGCCGCACCAGTTTTTTGAATTGCCTTACCTTTAGTCATTGTTGTGGAATTAATTATTGGCTTTTGCTTGCCTAAACGTAGGCTCAAATCTGTTGCAACTTTTCCGTCTGGAGCCTCCCAAATAGATGTGTTTTTCTTAATGCTTGTTAACACAAAGCCGCTAGCCCTGTAAATTGTCCCGTCTCCACATTGCGTCCCATCTGCAAAAGATACGATCCACTTAATGTGTGAATATTGCTTTTTAATTATTCTAATTGCTACACCTATGGCCCTACTTTCGCTGTTTCTTGGCAACTTTTCGCTGAAAGCCATTCGGTTCAATTCTATGAAGTCGTTCCATTTCGCCCCCTCGACAATTCCTAACATTTTACGTTTGTCAATTGATGGGCCAAATTGCATGGCCCCCTCTAATCTGCCGTCAAGGAAAACCCCTAAATGAAGTTGACTGTTTTGCGTATGGCTTTTGCTATAATGCAACCGCTTAATTATACGATTGGCGTCAGCTGCTTTAATAGGAGCGACATAAATATCTTTAGCTTTCGCCATTTTGGCTTATAAAAACCTCGCATATTCTAGCCAGAGCGTTCCCGTTGCTGTTTTCGTTGGCGCTATTGACGAACGGCCCCATGCCTTTTGCAACTTTTATCGTCCTAACAACTTGCTCCGCTTGCTCATCATGTAGCGTAAATGTCATCTGCTGAAACGGGGTCTTTTCCCCCTCAGGAAGGTCGGGGTATTCACCTAACGGCTCTGGGAACAACGCGCTTATTTCTTCCTCGTGAAAGCCCAACAGGTCTATATCGAACTCCGCATCACTTAGCTCTGTCAAATCCAAACCTAACAAGTCCATGTCCCACCCTGCATTCAGAGCCAGTTGGTTGTCTGCTATCCTGTATGCTTTTACTTGGTTAGGGGTTAGGTGTTCAATACGGAGCGTCGGCACTTTCTTCATGCCAAGTGTTTTCGCCGCCATCAATCTGCCGTGGCCTACAATCAGGACGTTATCTTTATCCACCAGGCATGGTGCTAAAAACCCGAACTCCTTAATTGATTCCGCTATCTGTGCGACCTGTTTTTCATTATGCGTTCTAGCGTTCTGTGGATACGCTTTAAGGCTATCAACGTCTACCTGTTTGAACTGCATCCTCGCCTCTTTTTATAGTGCTGGTTTTTTCTTCTTATATCCAGATGCGTAAATTGCTTTCGCCTGGTCAACCGCTCCCTTTTTCGTAGCGTATACCTTGCCAGATTTTCCCCATTTCCATCCACCTTTTACCTGCTGTATCGGCATAATGCCTCCTAAACCCCTGATATATATAGATAACTTAGCTATATACTTCTATAACCAGTTTGGTATAATAATGGAGTAAACGGGCATTAGGCCCATAAACCCAAAGGGGAAAATACCATGACAAATACAAAAAAAATAGCCTTATACGCAGCAGACGGCGAAAAGGTAAGAACCAAATTTCTAAAAATACTTTACAGCCAAGGCCAGGACATCTTCGGGATGAGCTTGAAAGATGCTCTGGTAGCAATGGAAACAGAAGAGTGGAATAGCAAATTCATGCAGGAAGTTTTGAGCAAGAAGTTGGAAAAGAGGGGGGCTGAATAATGGATGACATCAAAGTCGGAGACATCTTCAGCTGTAGTTGGGGATATGATCAAACCAATATTGATTTCTATAAGTGCGTTGGCTTCACAAAACACTTTATGAAATATGTCTGCATTAACACAGAAATAGTAGGCAGCGATGGTTGCAGCGCTGACTTGGTTGCGCCAGGAAAGTCTGAGGGTAAAAAAGTTAGGAGAGCAAAACTTTTTGACTTCGGTAATGGCCCAGGCTTTGCTCCAGCCAGTTACAGTTGGGCTACGAAATGGAGCGGAAAACCCGTTCACCAAACAGCCCCTGGCTACGGGCATTAAGAGAGGAATGAACAATGACAATGGAAAAATATACAGTAGCTGGACGCGACGGTGACTTTGTTATCTCTGGGGACGATGTGCGGATAGCCTATATTGACGCAGTTCACAACGGAGAAATTTATGGCCCGCACGATTTAACTGAAATCACTGACATCATAGAAGAGCTTAACAATTCAGGTGTCCTGATGGTCAATCTAAAAACTGATCGACCGCTTACTTGGAGGCAAAAATATTATGACTAAACCATTTCAAGATGTTATCGACAAACAATGCCCTGACTGCGGTGTAACGGGGTGCGGCATTAACTTTGAACAGACACAGAAACTATCAGCCATAGGTGTCGCCAAGCGTTTTAAGAAAGACGTTAGCAAACTGACCGATTTAGAGAAATGGTCGGGCTATCGTGACAGCATGAAACGCCGCAAGCTCGATCCTGACTGCGTAACCTGTCGCGGTATATTACATTGGTCAGATATGGAGCCTGAGCGCTTTAAGCGATATCGCCAGGGGTTAGGGTTATCCATTGTAAATATTGCAGAGCTTGCCGATGTCGAACCGCGCACTGTTCGCAGGTGGGAAGCTACAAAAAAGCCACCAGAAGATGTCGTGGATATAATCTTCAGTATGGAATGGCTTGTGATTGCCTACATAAACCAAAGAAAGAACGAGCCAGAGAACAAACCATTGTTATACGACTTTATGCGCGAATGGGACAAAATACTCCCTGATTTTCAGACAGACACATATTACCGAATATGGGTTTCAACCCTGGAAAGACGATGGAATGAATATCTCCGTGTTGGTGATTTTCGCAATAGAAAGGACTAGTTATGTATACAGTCGAAAAGAACGTTCCGATACCAGCGGCTAAACGAGGAGGCAGAAAATCTATCTATCCTTTTAGTCAAATGGAGGTTGATGAGAGTGTTTTTATTGCCGACCCCGATGCTTACAGAGCCAAGGGAGCCGCTTGCGGAACAGGGAATACACGCAAAGGAAAGCGATTTATCAGCAGACGAGTAACAGAGAATGAGCAAACAGGTGTCCGTATATGGAGGGTTAAATAGGGGGTATTGAAACGCTTTTTTTTCGTCTTTCAGTACCCTTACAGCAAAAAACCTAGGCTTTACAATGGTTTTGCAAGGGTTCGTATATCACAAAAAAACCCATCTTTACGAACCCCCAGGAGAAAAAAATGCAAAGATTACTTGAGAGAACCCATCCAAACAAACATCTGCCGTGGACAGGAAATCCCGACCTATATCACAAACGCCATTATTTCTGGTGGGTATACAAAGAGGACGGCAAAAGGTTCGAGGAAACCGATACTCTAGCCGTTATGATAATTCCGAAAATATATAATCGTTAACGCTTAGGAAGGGGGTTCGGTGATGGTTTGCCGTATCCCCCTTTTTTTGTGCCTTTTTTCTTACCCAATTTGAGCCTCCATTAAATCCAGAACCTTGCAAACAACGCCAGTACCTATGCTACGCCTTAATTCGGGGATTGTCACCCCATTTTGGATCGCCAATGATACCACAACAGAGGCATCGTCCAGTATTTCATCTATCTGAGAGCCTGGTTTAACAGACCTTATAAACACTTCTTTTGGCTTTGCGTTGTCGTTATAGCCTACAGTCACGCTATATTTCATGCCTTCATGTTCCGCCGTGTGCGTTACGGACATTCTTCTGTTCGGTAGTACCTCTCTCGACATTACTTGCCCTTTCTTTTAATGGCATTAGGGATGTTCTCAAATGACTCACCATAATGTTTATTTTCTCCCCGTCTTTTATGTAGTGGTCGGGGTATCTGGCTATAGGAATTGCCCCGTTTTTTTTCGCTTGTCCTGCTATAGCCGCAAACATATCGTTTTCTTCTGTAAGGTGACTATCAAGGTATTCCGCGCCTCGTTTGCAGGCTTCCTGTAGCCCTTTTCTTGCTATTTGCTCCCCAATACCCTGCCTCCTGTGGCTTTCTTTCGTTCCCTGCCATAATCCTATTGATCCTTCCCCTTCCACACGAACCGTCAAATAGCCGACTATTTCCTCATCTTCCTTTGCTACGACAAAAAAACATCGCTCGTCAGCCAGGGCGTTTTTGTATTCGCCCCAATGACTTAAATTAAAGCATTCTTTGTGAATTTCCGTTAGCCCCTCGAAATCTTCTTTACTCTTCGCCAGATATATTTCTCTCGCCATCACAACAGTCCCTCACTGGCCTTCTGCACCTTGGACATACATATTTCCCCCTGGTGAAC